CCGCCTCGATCATCCAGAGCTCCTGCATCTGCTTCAGCCGCTCGGGCTCCTTCGCCGCGAGGTCGTTCGTCTGGGTCGGATCGTCCGTGAGGTTGTAGAGCTCCCAGCGAAATCCGTTCAGGACGTCGACCGGCGGATTGCCGGCCACGCCCTCCCAGGGGAACACTGCGGGATAGGTGCTCGCCATCCAGCCGTCGTGATAGATCGCGCGGTTGCCGAAGATCTCGAAGTACTGCGTCTTGTGCGTATCGGGAGCGCGCGGGTTGCCGAACGAGTAGACCATGCTGTGACCCTGTATGGGAATTTGCTCAAATCCCTCCACGGTCCTCGGCTGTGGGATCCCAGCGGCTTCCAAAACCGTTGGTGCCACGTCCACGACGTGATGCCATTGCGAGCGGATTTCGCCTGCCGGCACCTTGCCCTTCGGCCAGCTGACCACCAGTCCGTTGCGCGTGCCGCCATACGATGACGCCACCTGCTTGGTCCAGGTGAAGGGCGCGTCGCCGGCGACCGCCCAGCCCGCAGCGAAATGCGAAAATGCTTCTGGCCCCCCAAGATCATCGATACGGCTGAGCTGCACTTCGATCGGCTCCATGACGCCATTGTGGTAGCTCAGCTCGTTAAACACACCGACCGCACCACCCTCGGCAGATGAGCCATTGTCACCGAGGATGTAAAAGATCAGCGTGTTGTCGAGCTTGCCCTGCGCTTCGATCGCGTCGAACAAGCGGCCGATTTCAAGGTCGGTATGTTCGGCAAAGCCCGCGTAGACCTCCATCTGCCGAGCGAACAGACGCTTCTCGTCGCTGTTGAGTTTGTTCCAGTCCTGGATGAAGGGCGGCTTTGGCGCCAGCTTGGCGTCACGCGGGATGATGCCCAAGGCTTGCTGCCGGGCGTAGGTTTCCTCGCGCATCACGTCCCAGCCGCCATCAAACTTGCCGCGATACTTCTCGATGAAGGATTTCGGCACGTGGTGCGGAGCGTGGCAGGCACCCGTCGCGAAGTACATCATGAACGGCTCATCCGGGTCGAGGCTATTGCCAGCTTGCAGCCATTGGATGGCCTTGTCCGTCATGTCGGTCGTGAAGTGGTAGTCGTCGCCAGACGGCGCGAAAGTCGTGAAATCATCGTGTACGACCGGCGCCCACTGATTGGTCTCGCCCCCAATAAAGCCATAGAAACGGTCAAAGCCCGACTTGTTCGGCCAGCGATCAAACGGCCCGATCGGGCTGGTCTCCCACGAGGGCGTCTCGTGGTACTTGCCGAACGCGGCGGTTTTGTAGCCGTTCAGGCGCAAGATCTCGGGCAGTGTCGTGAGGTTTTGCGGGCGCACTCCGGTGGCGCCGGGCCAGCCGGTCGCCAGCTCGGTGATGCAGGCCATGTTGTTCATATGATGATTGCGGCCAGTGAGTAGGGTCGTGCGCGTCGGCGAGCACAGCGCGGTGGTGTGGAACTTGTTGTAACGGAGCCCGATCTTCGCCAACCGTTCAACATTTGGCATATTGATCGGGCCACCGAAGGTCGATGACATCCCGAAGCCCATATCGTCGATCAGGATGATCAGGACATTCGGGGCGTCCTTTGGTGCCGACACCTCGAACGGCTCCGGCATTTTGCCAGCATCGCGGACATCGACAACATCGGTCGGAACTCGGGCTGGCTCCTTGATGGGAAGAGAAGTCCGGTCGAGGTTTTGTTCTTTGCGGCGACCTGGGAACAGTGCCATTTGAGTTAGCCTCCCTGCTGTTCTGGACGCCAATCATCCGGGACGTGATACTCGTTCAGATCGACACAAATCCATCGCCAGCCGTAGTCCGGCAGATAGGCGCACGCGAAAAACGGCCGCGGTTCGGCGATCGGATGCTCCGGTTCGCCCTCGCCGCCCTGCGGCAATTGCCCCGGTTGCTCGCCCGGCAATGGTTGGCCCGGCGTCTCCGGCGGACGCGGACGCGGACGCAACGGCGGGCGACCCGGTGCCGCGGGAAGTTGACCGGCCTCACCTCCGCCGGCCCCACCTCCGCCACCGGGCGGCCGCAGCGGCGGCCAGATCTCGCCGGGCGCCCAATCCTCAGCGTCCTCCGGCGGTACCGGAAACAGTGGGAAGTCCGGCCCCTCCAAGGGCGGCCAGATGCCCGGCGGGTCGGGCAGCAGCTCGCGCTCGTCGTCGATCTCGTTGTCGTCATCGATGTCGGGCAACTCCGTCATGTGGTGAAGCAGGCTGGCCAGGGCCATCCGGCGGAACACAACGCGCCGGTGCGCTTGGCGCTGGCTCTTGTGCAAGGCGCGTCGGCGCTGGCGGCGCTCTTGGCGGATTGCACGGGCGGATTTAATGGTCATTTACAGTTGCTCCTTTTTCGTCGCGAGGCGGATTGCTACCGAGGCTCCCGTGGGGGGACCGATACGTCCGGTCGGTTGCCGGTCTAAGGCGGGCGTTGGCTCGCCCGGCGCATGCTGATCGGTGATTCGGAACTGACTACGTATCGTGGCATCAAATACTCCCTTTTTGCGAGTTCTTTGCGGGAAAATTACTACCCCAATGTTACAGGTCTGCTACTTGCGCTCGCGCTCCTCGTCGCGGTCCCGGCCACCATGCCGGCTGCCCGTGACCCCGCGCGTGCCGCCGGCATCGCCGTCGCGCGGACCGTGGCCCAGCCGATGCGGCTTGCCGCCACCATAGCGCTCGCTCTGACCAGCCCCCGGGTTCGACCGGGTGCGACCCGAATTCTCCTCGTCAGCCATATAAAATCTCCTTGTTGGACCCTGAACTTGTCGAAGGGTTAGATCCGCGAGTAGCCGCCAGAGTATGGCAAGCCGCTGCGGTAGTGTTGCCGATCCAGCCGGATCAGCTCGTCATAGGTCATTTGCCCGAGGGCTCGTCCGGGCTCGGGCTGGGGCGGTGCTGCCGGCGCCGCCACCAGCTCGTCGAGCATCCGGCCGATCAGCGCCAGCGAATCGACGATATCGTCATTGCGCCCGGCCGGGAAGCGCAGCAATTCGTTGACGACGTCGGTCGCCCACGGCGCCCGCTTGGGGAGCAGCACCTTGCCCATTGCCATGCGCCCGCGGATCGACTGGGCGCGCACCCCTTTGTCCATCGTCGAGGGATATTGCCGGCGGATCGCGTAGACCTTGCGCTCCAGCTGGCGCCGCGTCAGAAACGGCCCGACCCCCTTCTCGATCTGGCCGTTCTCCTCGGCCCAGGTCACGGTCTTCCAGCGCACCATCAGATCGATCACCGCCTCGACCCATTGGTCCGAGGCGGTCTGCTCGCGCCAGAGATCCAGCACATAGATGTCATCGGCCGCATCGATGCCGACCACGACGTGCACGGTAAAATCACCGGCATTGGCGCGCACCGCGTAGTCCGAGGCGCCATAGGTCCGCAGCCGCTCGCGCGGCGGTGCGGTCTCGTACCAGCGTAGCCAATCGGCTTTGAAATAATCGCCCGACTCGGGCATCGGCTCTTGTTGAAACAACGCAGACCAGTTACGTAGATCCCTCTGAGCGGTGGCGAACATCTCGTCCGTGTACCATTCCGGCCAGAGACGCTCTCCTGGATTGCGGCCGAGCGGATCATCATTACCGGCGATAGCAGGCAGCGACACCACGTCCCACTGCTCGCCGCCGGCTTTGGCCTCTTCGAGCAACCGCCCGGCGAGATCATCGTCGTGCCAGCGCGTGCCGATGTACAGCATCCCGGCGCCGGGCACCAACCTCGTCCAGAAGTCGGCTTTATACCACTCCCACGTGTGCTCGCGCACCGTGGCGCTATCGGCCTCGGCCCGGCCTTTGACCGGATCGTCGATGATCCCCAGATGCGCTCGCCGGCCGGTCACCGAGGCGTCGACCCCGACCGCGTAGTATTCGCCGCCGCGCGCGGTCTCCCAGCGCCCGGCGGCACCACTGTCGCCCGAGAGCCCAAAGCCGAATACCTCGCGAAAGGTCGGGCTGCCGACTAGGTTGCGCACCCGCCGGCCAAACCGCTCGGCCAGTTCTTTGGAATGCGAGGCGGCAATCACCGAATGCGTGGGATTGCGGCCTAAATACCAGGACGGGAACAACACCGAGCCGTACGTGCTCTTGGCAGCACCCGGCGGCAAAAAGAACATCAGCCGCGTGATCTCGCCGCCTGCCAGCTGCTCCAGCTTGTGGATCAACAGCTGATGATGCCGCGCCGGGCTGATGTCGGGCATCGCCAGCCCGACCCAGCTCGCCAGCCGGTCGCGTGCCGCGTTGCGGTCGGCTTCCGCCGCCGCCTCGGTCGCGGTCTGGCCCAGCTCCGCATCGATATTGACGCGAATCCAGTCGGCATCGCGCTCCCGGGCAAACGCCTCGTAGGAAAACCCCTTGGCCCGCAGCGGCGGCAGGTTCTCGGCATCAGCGCTGCGTCCGCCGGCCTGGCGGAACAGCACCAGGTCGCCCGGGTCCTCGGCGCGCCGCACCAGCCAGTGCCCGGGGGCCGGCATCCGCGAGGTCGCCACCACGCCGCTCCACAACGCTCCGCCATCGATCGGCGTCGGGTGGGTGCCGGCGATCGCCAGCGCGTCCTCGAGCACGCTCTCCGACAGGTTGCGCGCGTCTTCGAGCCACACCGCCGTCGCCCCGCCGGCCGCCAGGCGGCGCCGGTCCTGCGCGTCGTCCATGCCGAGGAAATCAATTTCGAGGCTGCGCTTGATCCGGTCGTCGAGCCGGTAGGCCATGCCAAAATGGCGGCCCTTGTCGTCCCATTCGCCGACCGCCAACCACGCCTTCAGCACCGGGATGACGTTGCGCAGCAGCTCGCGCCGCGCCGGCACGATGACCAGCCAGCGCCACTTCAGCTGCCGGCTGTAGCGGCGATGCGTGGCGCGCCGCAGGATATCGTGCAGCACGCAGCTCTTGCGACCGCCGTAGATCGGCCCGATCAGCGCCCGCAGATGGGCGCTCGACTGCGCAAACGCGCGCAGCTGCGCGCCCTGCGGCTCGTAGGCCTCCATCGCTGCGGTGTTCTCTTTTTGTACCGGGGGCGCCCGCTCTGCACGAGCTGGGGCAAAAGCCTTTTCCTGCTGCGCAGAACCTGTCAAGCGATTTACGCGATTTGGTAATAATTTTGTAAGACCGCTAGATCGGCCAATAGGATACCAGTCGCCGCGTGCACCTCGATCCGGCGATTTCCCCAGGCTCGGGAAATGGCCCAGGATTCGACGGTCCACTCCAGGCCGAGACAATGCCAAGCACATGAGGCGGTTGGCATCTGGATTCCGCCGAGGATCTCGAGCGAATCAAGCACCACCTGGCGCGCCTCGCCATTGCCGCCGCGCCCGTTCAATCTGAGATTGTGGGTCAGCACCGGGGCGCGGCCGACATCCGGTGCCCACAGCGGATCTAACCCGGCTAGGTTGAACAAGCGGTTAAACTTCAACCCTGCCGCGTGCATCTGGCAGGTGATCGATCCGGCGCGCCGCATCCGCGCCAATGTGCCGAGCACCTGCCATGGTCGCCCGATCCCGCCGCGCGCATCCGCCACCGGCTCCTTGAGCCGGACCGCCTGACCCGGCCCCGCGCACAGCCGCTCCGGGGGCGGCCGTACGATAACCTCATCCCCATCGGTCGTAATCCGGCTTTGGCCGGTTTTGTGCCGCCGTCCCACTGTGCTCCCCCTTTCTACCGCGGCCCACCTTATTGTGCGCCGCACACCAGCTTCCCTCGGTCACCCTGGCCCCGCAATACGACCACGGGGTGCGCCCCGGATCGCCATAGATCCACGTGCACCCCGTGGTCATGATCCCCGGCCACCTGAGCCGCACCTCCAGCCGCTTGATCGCCACGGCCGGATCGATCCCGAGCCGCGCGACCCGCCCGGCGACGGCATTGCGGCTCTTGCCGACCTCGGCAGCAATTACCC